AAAACTTTGCTAAGTATAGAGAACTGATGCGGAGTTTCAAATCGAAAATAAACCAATGTGCTTCCTTGATAACGAGCAATGTTAGGGCGGCAAACACTATTTACCCACGGACAATGCACGAGTACGAGACCAGGAGAGATTACCAGAATGCGGCCATTGTAAATTGCGAGCAGCTCATCAATGAGTTACAACGGGTTGTTGAAATATTTGATGTAGATCTGAATTTATACAACCGGTATGTTAAAGCTATCGACCGAGAAATCGGATTGATAAAAAAGTGGCGTCAACGAGATAACCGAATCAGGTCACAGTTAAAAGGGTAATGTCTAATTATGCGTCGTTTCTTCGGCTAATTTCGCTAATGTGAACAACAATGGCAATACGAACTACAACAACGCTTCGAACTCTAATGGGGTTCGTCCGGATTCTCTGCCTAACCAACAGAGAAGGAGACATTGTCCTTTCCGAAGGGATAAATAGCAAAGCCGGACGCAATTTACTACGGTAAGTATTGCTAACACGGTGAATGATTTATGAACTATGAGGAGATTGTCTGTGACGCCAACAATTTGTATAGGGCTTATAAGGCCTCTGTCAAAACCAGCAAATGGAAAGAAACAACACAGAAATTCATGATGAATTTTCTGAGGTATATCTTTTCTATTCAAGATGATTTGATAAATCGGACACTTCAAAATGGACCGACACAAGAATTCACGCTGTTTGAGAGAGGTCGAGTAAGACCTATAACAAGTATTCAAATTAGAGATCGTATTATTCGACATGTTTTATGCGATGAGATTTTACTTCCTGAAGTGAAAAAGCATATTATTTATGATAATTGTGCTTCGATAAAAGGAAGAGGAATCTCTCATCAGCGAGATAGATTCGAAGTTCATCTTCGTAAATATTATCGTTTGTATGGGAATGAAGGTTGGATATTGTTTGGAGACTTTTCTAAGTTTTATGACAACATCATTCATGAAATTGCCAAACGAGAATTGTTGAGGCTATTTGATGACGATGAATTTATTGATTGGTTATTAACGCAAATTTTTGACGGGTTTAAAATCGATGTTTCTTACATGACAGACGAAGAATATGCCACATGTATGACAGATACTTTCAATAAGTTGGAGTATAGAAATATTCCAGAGTCAAAGTTGACTGGTGAAAAATGGATGGAGAAATCGGTTAATATTGGCGACCAGCTATCTCAGGTTATTGGAATTTATTATCCATATCGGATCGATAATTATGTCAAGTATGTGCGAAGTCAGAAATTCTATGGAAGATACATGGATGACTGGTATATCATGAACCCGAGCAAAGAAGAATTGTTAGATTTGCTGGATCATATTCATCAGATTGCAGAAGAATATGGAATCCATATCAATAGGAAGAAAACTCGAATTGTGAAGATTTCCAGTACATACAAATTTCTGCAAATCAAATATAGTTTGACCGATTCCGGTAAAGTAATCAAACGAATCAATCCAAAGAGAGTTACTGCGATGCGTAGAAAACTCAAAAGGCTTGCTGTAAAAGTGAAGAATGAGGAAATTTCGTATGAAAATGTAGAAAATATGTTTCGAAGCTGGATGGGTGGTTTTTATAAACTTCTATCCAAAGAACAAAGAAAAAATTTAATAGGTCTTTACGAAGATTTATTTGAAAAATCGATTGAGATTGTCAATAAAAAGATGATTATAGTCGATAAAACAAGATAAATATGGGAGGGTACCTATATGGAGCCATGGTTTCAAATGGTAGCGACGATTGTATGTGCAGTTGTCGCTTCTTCTGGTTTTTGGGCATACATCCAGAAGAGAAGCGAGAAAAAAGATGTGAGAACACAGATGTTGATTGGGCTTGCTCATGACAGAATCGTATATCTTGGCATGTCCTATATCGATCGGGGTTGGATTACGCAGGATGAATATGAAAATCTGCATGATTATCTCTATAAGCCTTATGAAAAAATGGGAGGAAATGGTTCGGCGAAGAAAGTTATGTCGGAAGTCAACAAACTACCCATTCATAAATCAACATATACTCAAAAAAATCAGTAGGAGGAATCAATCATGGAACAGATTATGAATTATGTAAAACCGGAACTGATTGTTGTAGCGATTGTTCTGTATTTCTGCGGAATGGCATTGAAGCAGACACAGGTGGTTAAGGATAAATATATCCCTATGCTTCTGGGGGCAGGAGGAATCGTTCTTTGTGGAATTTGGGTTCTGGCAACATCGCCATTAGGTAACGGTCAGGAGATTGCTATGGCGGTCTTTACAGCAATTGTTCAGGGGATTTTAATGGCAGGTCTCAGTAATTATGTAAATCAGATTATCAAACAGGCAAATAAAAATGAGTAATTAGAGCGGGAAACCGTTCTTTTTTATTTTTAAAAGAGAGGATGATACGAATATGGCTATTAACAAAGTAATTTATGGTGGACGGACACTGATCGATTTAAGTGGCGATACTGTCACTGCTGATAAAATTCTCGATGGATTTACAGCTCATGATAAAAAAGGAGAGACTATCACCGGTACTTGTAAGTACGATGTAGATTCTAGTGATGCGACGGCTGCTGTTGCTGAAATTCTTCAGGGAAAGACCGCTTATGTAAGAGGTAAGAAACTGACTGGTACTATGAAAAACAATAGTGCTGTGGCTGGAACAATTTCTTCTAAGGATGAGCAATATACAGTTCCTCAGGGATATCATGATGGTTCTGGTAAAGTTGGAATTGTAGATACAGAAAAAGAAAAATTGGTTCCTGCTAATATTCGAGAGGGTATTACGTTGCTTGGCGTTGAGGGAACGATGTCCGGAACAGAAGACGCCAAACCACAGGCCAAGACAGTTACACCGAAAACCACAGAACAGACTGTATTACCAGATACTGAAGAAGGATATAACTACTTATCACAGGTTACAGTTGCAGCAATTCCGTATCAGGAAAGTGAAAATCCCGCTGGAGGTACCACGGTAACTATCGGGTAGAAGGGAGGCTTAAATGGCTACAAGTAAAGTCGTTTATAGCGGTAAGACCCTCATAGATCTGACCGAGGATACAATCACAGAGGAAACATTGTTGCGAGGTTATACAGCGCATAAAGCGGACGGTACAAAAATTGTAGGGACCGCATTTAAAGACTACCCTTCGAGATATTCGTTTCTCGATACCCTTCAGGATTCAAAGGGGGAGAATATCCTTGATAAAGCGAATAATGTAATACAAGGTGAAACGGTGTATAAAAAAGTGTAGAAATGTCGTTTATTTCTTGAGTATTCCTACATTTTGCTGGAAGAAATGGCTTAAAATCAAGATTTCCTGTTTCCATCGAGGAAGCAGCAAAAGAAGGTAAATTCTAAGATAGGTGCAAAAAACCTTGATTTTATGGGGCTTTTCAAGTCGTAGTTTGGCTTGGGAAGCTCTTTTTGTATCGGCAAGACACATGTAAGCCACACTTGAGTTTATGATGGGTTGCCCCTTTTTAAACTAGAGATTTTGACATCTCCACTCTACAGAGTTACAATGCCAGACAATACAAGGGTAGACAGGCTCGTTATATTTGACTGACCCCATTGGAAACTGTATACTAGCCGGTGTCAATGGTGCAGGTAAGTCAACCCTTTATGAAGCATTAAATGAATTAAAAGGAATGCCACGCATAAACACTGATGAGATTGTAAAAGAAAGAGTGAAAATAAGGATAAATAAGGGTGGACATGGAATTTCAGAAGAAGATATTGAAAGACGTTATGTAGAGACATTCAAAAATTTAAAAGATGTTTTAAAATATTGTGATTTGGCAGCGTTCTACGATAACACGAAAAACTTTCACCGTTTTGCCATTTTTCGTAATGGTGAGATTGCTAGGATATCCACTATTTTACCGACATGGTTTAAGGAGAAAGAACTTGTTTGTTCTACAAACCTGTCTGTCAGCGTTAGTAATAAATTATTATAAATACTTCTTTATCACTGTAAAACTAAGGGCTATCGCAGTTCGTAATGTTCTGCGACAGCCTTTAATTCTGCCGTGTAGTACATGCGAGGCAGTACGTAACTTTAGGTATCAGCGTTCTTGCTGCAGACAGATTATTTGAGTTCGGTTCGTCTAATGACCACAAAAGATGTAGTTCCTAAAATGCCGATAATGAGTAATAAAGAGAAAGAGGGATAGAAGTAGTTAATTGTATCGCCCTTCACAAAACCGGCTGCTTTCATAAAGAAATTTAAAATATTTTTTACCAGTTCAGCGGAAAATACATATCTGAATAATGCAGTGATAAGCACTATGCATCCGATGAAAAGAATGCCGCAATAGATAGACATGGTTTTGCCTATTTTATTGATTATAAGTATCGTTAAATATAGAAGACAACAAAACATTACATACACAAGGAAGAGCCAGAGCCAGTTCATCACTATATTGTCATAGCCGTAGATTCCGCTGTATAGGGATGTATAATCCTTATTAAAATAATGAAGAAAATTTCCTACGACTGTATCTATAAATGCCATGATTCCGGACATAAAACTAAATAAAGAAAGCGCCGCAATGAAAATATATTTACGTGTAAATCCGTTTTGTATAAGTGTTTTAAAATCTTCTTTAAACCCTAAGGCGCCCAAAATGCTTACGAAAAACAAAGTATTGATTTCCAAACAATTTGTTCCGACATTTTCAAAGCTTCCGGAGACAATGCCGATGATCAGAGTGATAAGTCCGACGATTGCATATTGGATTGCGTAGAAGATCCATATATATTTAAAAGAGGTCATGCATTCGTATTGGATGATTGATTTTAATTTATTCATACTATTTTCCGCCTTTCTCTGTCAATTTTACGAATAATTTTTGTAAATTCATGGATGAAAAATGAAGGCTGCTGTCCGGGGGGATGGACGTTTTGTTATCTAATATATAGGCGATTTTCATATTGCCTAATTCGTCATGCCCGATCACGTTTTTATCTGAGCAATACTGATCAACTTCGTGAGAGATTCCTGAGACACTGTATCCTGTTTCTAAAAGACTCTCAACAGTATCTTGTAATATAATCTTTCCGTGATCGATCAAAACAAC